ATCTTGTCATCTGGGTCAAACATGTCTTGACTTGCATAGGTGTGATTGGTACAAACCAGGCCAACATTGTAACTACCAAACATGTTGACACAGTTACGAACCAGGGCTGTGAGTGCTTTGGGTTTGCGACCCAGGTCACCTTTCATGTCGCCTGCTTCAAACTGGTTGACGTCTGTGGGTGTCAACAACATGCCCAAACTGTCAATCACAAACATGACCTTAGGACGTTCGCCTTCGGGCAAGGCCTTGTAATCGCTCATGAATGTTGAGATTGTTTTGGCCACATCGTCAATCATGCTCATGCTTAGTTTTAGTAGTTTGTCTTGGCTGGTGTCTACTCCCAGTGCCTTGAGCCATGCTTCATCCAGTGCGTTTTCGCTGTCAACCAAGACCACATAGATACCTTGCTCTTGTGCGTTCTTGATGATGTTGCCGGAGCAGATGTAACTCTTGCCTGCACCCGATTCACCGGCGAACACTGTGACCTTGCCCAGTGGAATGCCTTTGTTGAAGTCTCCTGAGATCAGATAGTTCAAGGCATAGTTGCCTGTGCTGATCCAATCTGTGGGATCATTGAAGCCAATGCTGAGTCCTTCAATGCTTTTTGTGATTTCCTTACGGAACTTGCTTACGTCAAATGCTTTTGCCATTCGTTTTTTCCTTTATACATATAGAAACACACAGGGATCACCCTGTGTGTAACGTCAGATTACTTCTGCTGACGACTACGAATCATGGCCAAAATGTCTTCGGCCTTCTGTGCTGGCTTTGGGGCAGCAACAGGTTCAGTAGCAAAAGATTTTTCTGCTGCGGCAACATCTTCGTCAAAGTCTGCAACAGGTGCAGGTGCCGAACGTGCCGCAGGCACAGGTGCGTCTTCAGCGGCTGCACTGCCAGCTGGTGCGTTGACACCAGCAGGGCGGAAGTACTGACCCCAACGCTCTGTATCGTAAGGCTGTCCATCTACACTGGCTTCGAACATTTCCTTGATTACCTTGAGCTCAACTGCTCCGGGCTTCTTGGGCAAGAATGTGCTGAGATCATACAAGCCATGTGTGGCCACAGCAGCCTGTTCAGCTTCAGTCAAGGCGGATTCTTTACGAGCCCACTTGGATGTGTTGTAGTCTGCATATCCACCTTTAGATGTCTTGGCAATACGGAAATCCAGGCCACGCAACATGTCAGTTGGCAATTCTTCCAACTCAGGATCCATCAAGGCACCCTTGATCAGAGTAAACAACTGAGGTCCAATGATGAACTTGCGAATGGGATTGTCCGGTGTTTTGTCGTCGCCAATGGGATTCTCACGTACAAAGCCCTGGAAAATGTAACTGCGCTTTTTCCAGTACTTGCGACCCATGTCTTCAAGACTCTTGTCCTTGAACCATGTGCGTACTTCTGCCAAGATTGGGCAAGCATCGCCCCACATCTCAACGCATGGCACTTGAACCATGACTTGTTTGGAATCCATCTCACCTTTGACGCCATTGAATGGCAGTCGAATCATTGCTCGCTCTGCCCAAAAGAATGTGTTTTTTGTGTTACCGTCTGGTAAAAAACGAAGTACAGCTTCTTTGCCTTCTTCCATGTTCCAGTGTGGGTAAATTGATTTGTCGCCGCCTCCGGTGGATTGCCCACCTTTGTTGCTGTCTGCGGCCTGTAGCCGTGCGCGGATTTCTGCTAATGATGCCATATTGTGTTGCCTTTCTTGTGCGTTAATATGATTTTAAAAATTTAAGATCTACTTAAATGTTGCCTACAAGTTATTATAACACAGCTTGTCTGTGTTTCCTACCACCAAAGGTAGCGAACTTTGCCTATCTAGTTGCTTACGGAAGGGCATGCCACTACACGCCCTTCTTTGTTTTATTTATGTTATTTGAGAAAAGCCAGCGATTTTATCCTTGCTAAATCAGATTCATACATGCCTGTGTAGTCATCTTCATTAACTGGTGCTGCCGGTGCTCGAGGAACCAGGCTACGGAACATAGCAGTGCCCTGTGCAGTAAGTGGGCCACCATGTAGCCCGTCACGTTCTTGTCCTGCTTTGTTATACCATTTACCGTCAGGTCTTTGTGTTAGTGGTTCTTTTGTTTGAAAGTCTTTAGGAACATATGGTTCAGATGACGCCGCCGGTTCGGATGCAGAAACAGTTTGGGTGCCGCCTGCTGCTCTTCTGGCCAACTCTGCCTTGGCCTGGTCTTGACTAATCATCCAGCGGCCCGGGGCGCCAGATGCTGCCTTTTGCAAGTAAGCATCGCCAAAACTTTCGCCTGATTCAGATAGTTTAAGTGAAGCCAGAGATTTTATTCTGGCCAAATCAGATTCATACATGCCTGTGTCCGGATCTTCTTTTACAACACCCGGTTTCTGTGCTTGAAATGCTGCGAATTTTGTTGGGTCGACGCCGCGGGCCGCAGCAATTGCAGTGGTCGGCAGCAAGGCATTGGGATCAGCTTTGGGATCAGTAGGAGTTGCTGTTGTGGTACGAATACCTGTAACATGATCTTGTTCAGCACCAAACTTGCCAACACCTGAATCGTAACCTACTGTGGATTTGAGTGGGCGACCTTGTGCATCTACTTTGTTTGTGGCCTGCAAGGGTCCTTGTTGATAGTCTGTAGTTTTGGTACCATCAGCATGCTGTGTTTGTTGCACACCTGCAAAGCGTGGACTCACGTTATCTTCTGCAACCGGAGCAGCAGGTGCTGCTGGTGCAGCAGGTGCAGCAGGAGGTGCTGCTGGTTCAGGTGCAGGTGCAGGTGCAGGTGCAGCGGCTGCTTCTAAATTTTGAGCTAGTTCAGCAATCTCGGTAAATTCATCTCGATTGCGATCAATCCAGGCCATGACCAAGGGAACAGCATCTGCATCAGGATCTTCTTCGGCCAGTTCTTCCAATTGATCAAACAAGTTATCGTCGCCAATGTAGTCACCTAGCACATCTTTGGCATCAGCAGCATCTGGGCCAACTGGATGCGGTTCACTCAGCCACATCTTGAGCTGATCCATTTTTTCCGGAGTGTCCGGCAAGGCCCAGGTACCTTCTACCAGGTTGTTGGCCCAGGATTCGAATATGTCTGCTTCTTTCATGATTTGTGCTTCCCGTTGTATCTTTGCCAGCATGGGCAAGGCTGATTCTATTCTAGGATCAATTCGTGTTTCTGTAAACAAGCCCTTGAGATCTTCCACCACCATGTCAGTTTCTGAAATCTCAGCTGGCTTCCAAGATTCAAAATACTGTGCGTATCCGCGATGGTGTGCAATGTTCTTGAGATTACGATTGAGATTGTGATAGTATTCGTTGGTTTCTGTGATCAAGTCAGCAGCAGCACCTTCAAACACACGACCTTGATGTGCTCTGCGAAACTGACCCAGTGTGGTAATTTGACTCACTGTTTCACTAATGTGTTGTCCACGAAAATCATAAGGGTTGCCGCCTTGACGCACATGTTCCAGCATGGCTCGTCCACCAGACAACTTGCGGAATGGCAGTCTAAAGCGTTCGCCCAGGGCTGTTTCAATAAACAAACTTTCCACATAGCGGAAACGAGCATCGTTCTCGTCCAGCACCTTTGAATGTTTAATCATGAGTCTGGCTTCGGTTGCCAGTCCTGAATAGCTAATTTTACGTGTGCCATAAAAGCTCTCTGTCAGGGCTGCTTGTCCTGCAATAGCATACTTGAGCCGGCTCATGTTTTCCAGGCTGAATCCACCACGCACCTTGCTAGTACGGATGGCAAAATTTTTCAATTGTTCCAGGAAGCCTGAGTTATCAGTATCTGGGTCGCCGTACCAGGCCAGTTTGTCTTCTGGGTCCATGGTACGACCAAGGTTGTCTCCAAAGTACACTGTCATGCCACCTGATTGATCCAGCAGGATCACCATGGTTCCGTAGTTTTTGCCAGTGGGCCCAATCCAATCAAAACTAAACATGTCTGCTTCGTTTGTGTCAGGTACGCCGCGACTGTTCACTGCTGGTTTACCAGTCCGGGTACTGAGTGCATTGACGTCAAAATCACGTGTGATTAACAGATCGTTGAGTTCGCTTGAGATTGAATTTTGTGCCATAAAGTATTTACCTCAACGCACCATAGAAATGAACGGGAAGGGTTCTATGATCTCTTCGCCATGATCCCGCATGTGTGAATCTAGTTCAATATAAAAGCTCTGCAACACTGTGAGCATACGCACAGCCAGGATTGTGGCCATGATCAAATCGTCTGTTTCTCCAGGTTTGGCAGCATAACTTGTGCCGTGTGCCACAAAGTTTTTGAACTCTGAAATCAAACTTTTGCTGTTCACTTTCATTCTGCCGGATTCCACAAGATTTTTTAGTTTGGCACAGGCACTCAGTTTGGATTTGTTTGTGGTGTTGAATCCCTTGCGTGTTCTGCGTCCGTTCACAGCAGGTCCAGATACATCACTCAGGAAGTATCCCGGTATGTTTTCTTCGCCCCATTCTGCAATTGAAATAAGTGCTGCTTCACCAATGGTGTTGTTTTCTACTGAGTAATAGATGCTTTTTTCATCGCCCACAGTTTCATTTATGTGTTTGACTACATCTACTAGAATACGAATTTGTTCGGGAATTGGAGTTCGGTTGTGTCGCCATTCACCCACTTGTCGTGTGGTATTAGCTTCAAAGATCTGGATAGCAGCAGGGTCACCACCTGTGCCTAGACTAGGGTCCAGTGCCACAACATACACTTGATCTTTTCTAATTGGCTCGTACCAGCGCACTTGGCCAGTTTTGTACATGGGTTCCAGTCCGTCAAGATCCAGCAGTTTGGCAGGAGCAATCAGAGTCTCGTCATTGATGATAAATTCGCAGCCAATCTCACGGCGGAATCGATCATCGCCCAGTTGTGCTCGCATGTTTTCGCCCCAGGACTCGTCGCGATCAGGATGTTCTTGCCAGTAACTGCGATAGGCCTTGAATCCGTTTATGCCCAGGGGTGTGGGGTTACCATATTCATCTTCGGTCTTGTTGGCACCTTTCCAGATGAACGCAAACTGATCTTCATCTGAGTTGGGTGTGCTGGTGATGATTGCTTTACCACCAGTGGCCAAGGTAGGTGAGATACTAGTCCAGAACTCTCGTGCAATAGTGGGCCGCACATACGCAAACTCATCGGCATAGAGCAAGGTAATACTCATACCTCGTCCTGTTGTTTCTGTTGTGGTGGCACTCACAATACGACTACCGTTTTCAAAGTCTATTGATCCTTTGTTGTAGCTTGTGACTCCGGCTCGGATATGATCAGGGCACAGTTCATATGCAAAGCGTATGCGTTGCATGATCTCCTGAGCACCTGTGTATTTGTGTGCTGCCACCAGGATGGTGGAGTCTGGCACAAACATGCTGTACCACAACAGGTAGCCGGCTGCACTGGTTGATTTTCCAGTTTGCCTCGGCATCATGGAGATTGAGTAGCGATTGTTATGATAGGTATCAATCAGTTTGACCTGATACGAATACGGATGATACAACATTTTGCCCTGTGTGGGATGTTGTATATGAAAAAAGTTATCCATAAAGTAGTGCGGTCCTGTGACAGGATCAGCACACTTCAAAAACTCATCCAGTTGTTGATCTGTGAATGTTTGTGTTCGATGAGGAGACTTGACCAGTACGGTCTCAAGTGGTTTTGCCATGATCAAGTAGTTATCTTGAATCTAACCACAATTGATTATATTAATTGCACCAGCTTTGCTTGGCTTCGCCGTAGTATTCTCGTGCAAATCCATTTTGTATCAGCATGACTCGCAAACTTTGTCCGTTGAGTATGACATCACCCAGCACTCGTCCACCGTACTTGTCCCAGTCCATGAGCACAACCTGTCGCTTGGTGCTGGCAGCAACAGCTTGTTTGGTAAATGCACTCGCTGCTTCTCCACGCTGTGCTTCACTTGGACAGGCTGCGCGGAATCCTTTTTCAGGAGTGTCCACACCGTATACTCTGATACTGAGTTCTTTCTTGAGTGGTGCAGGCAAAAAGTCTGCTTGAAAAGCCACTGTGTCACCGTCTATGACTCTGGTGATCACAGCGTCATAG